TGCCTCAGTCCAGGCGTTGGCCCAGATGTAGTGCTCAGGCCAGGCGTGATACTCGAATCCGGCGGCCTCTAGCGCTGATATTATGCTCTGCGGGGTGCCCGCTTTACCAGGGCGCACAATAGCCCCTACAGCGTCGGTAGCATCGAGGTCGCTGGTTTCACCGTCTAGGGTTTTGACGGTCACGCTCGCCCCCGCTTCGCGGGCCTCGTACAGCAGCTTACGCACCTCGGGCGCTTTATCCAGATACCACCACCCCCGATACTGCTCACCGTAGAGATGCAGCAGCACGGAAAACCTATGCCGCGCAATCTCCGAGCGCAGCTCGGGGGGTAGATTTTTAGCCGGCCTGATGCTGATATTGCCATCTGCCAGCACTGCGACCACGCACCCAGCAGCGTGGGCTTGCTCTATAAGCCTATTAGCCTCAGATGATGAGAACATCGTCTTCCTCCTCAAAAGCGCTCGAGGGAGCGTCCAAAATCCAATCCAACCCCTCCTCGCGCAAGCTTCCCAGGTATAGCCGCTCGCGGGCGCGCGTCATGCCTACATAAACCGCCCGCTGGGTAGCCGCTCGGTCGGCTTCCCCTTCCCGCCAGGCTTTGCGCGCGGCGGGCGATAAGTCCGGCCAGAGAAACACGCAGTCGGCCTCCCCGCCCTTCACCGAATGGATAGTCCCCACCACGATGCGCGGGTTGCGGGCCGCTTCTAGCCCGTGTCGGGCGATGACCTCGAGGGTGTACCGCAACCCTCGGGTTTTATCCCCCCCCAGATGCAGCAGGTTGATCAGCGTCCAGGGCTCCCGCGAAGCCAGCATGGCCGCAACGCCCTCGGGGAAGTAGTAGGTCAGGTTCTCCCAGTCGGCGGGTGCAGGCTGGCGGGATTTGGCCTCCTGCTCCAGCATCCCCTTGCGGTTGGGGTGGTAGGCCTGCTTGGCGGGCAGGTGCTCGGTGAGTTTCCAGATCACCCCAAGATCGGCCTTCCCGGCCATCCAGGCCTCGACGGCCCCAAGCCGCTTGGCGCTCAGGGGGTTCCAGGCCCCGTTTTTGAACTGGTAGGGGTTGTGGAAGGGCAGGGCGCGGCGTCGCAGCTCGGCCAGCAGTTTGCCCAGCATGTAGCCCGCCGTCGCCAGCAGCATCACCGACTTGTCCTCCCCCAGCAGCGCTTCCAGCATCCCCAGCGTGCGTGCCCCGTCCAGCGTGTCGCCGGTGTAGGTTACCGCGCCTGGCTCCGGGCGCGGCTCGACCGGCGTGGGGAAAGTCTGCCAGCGCGCGGCGACTTCGGCCACGTTCTTGGGCAGTCGCCAGGACCGCTTGAGCACGTGGGTGCGCTCGGGGGGGATGGGCGGGTTGTAGAAGCCCTCTCCATCGGCCCCCTTGAAGTGGTAGATGGCCTGATTGGGGTCCCCGGCCAGGATGTAGCGCTCTACGTAACGCCCCCAATCCCGCACCAGGCGCAGCTCGAGGGGGCTCATGTCCTGGGCCTCATCCACGAACAGCCAGGCGCAGCGGGGCAGCATGGAGCCCTCGCACATCTCGATCATGTCGGTGAAGTCCACGAAGCCGTTCTGGTCCTTGAAATCTTCCCAGGCCTGGGCAAACGCCAGCACGGCAGGCGGCCAGTCCTCGCGGGGCACCAGCCTAGCCCGGAGCCACTGGTAGCGGGCCATCAGTTCATCCCCTAACGTTTTTCCCGTCGCTCCGACCGGTTGCAAATCGGTGGGGTCGATGGCTCCGCTAAGGGCATAGAGCGGAAACGCCGCGCCCCAGCTCCTCAGGTTGGCCGCGTTCCCATCCGCGACCCGTTTTTCATCTAGGCCCAGCGCCCGGAAGCAGAAGCTGTGGAGCGTCGCACAGTTTTCCTCAGGCAGGTCCACCCGCCCGGCGATCTCGCGAGCACCCGCCCGGCTGAAACTGGTGGCAATGATATCGGACGGTTCATAGCCTTCTTCGCTTACTAGCTTCTCGATCCGGCGTTTGAGGGTAGTGGTCTTCCCCGCTCCCGGCACGCCAATCAGGCGATACTCGTTGGTCATAGCCCCTCCGGGGTGTGCCACGTTGACGATGAGAAAAAAGTAGTGTCACACGTTTTTACGTAGTCCTGGACGAATAAAACTTCTCTCATGTGACAGTGCCACAACTTTTTAGCAGTTGCGACTTTTTTGGGGTCTGTCACTGTCACACGTCCCCCTTTTGCAGCGTGCTGGACGGCAAAAACCCGTGTGACATTACTTTTCGGGCAATGGCAAGTTGTCACAGCACGACCTCTTCGGGGATTAGCTCTTCAGGCAGCAGGGCAGGGGGTAGCAGCCAATAACGCCGCTGTACCCGAGTTTCTCGATTCCCCACCGATATGCGTTCGGTTACGGCCCCCAGCACGGTCAGCGTCGTGCCCAAATCAGCACGGGAGACCCGTTCGCGGATTTCATTGGTCACGAACGTGCGGAAATCCTCGAGGCTGATCCAGATGCCCCGCGCGTCCTGGATGGGCGCTCTCGCTCGCACAGCCGCATCGAATTGCATCTCGCCATCGCGGCGGTGTGTAGGGCGGTAGCGGTCGAGGTAGTAGCTCAGCCAGAGAGTGAGGGTTTCAGCCTGGCTAGTAGTGGGCACTTCTAGCCACTCACAGGCTTGCAGCATGTTGGTCACGGCGCTATCCCAATCTCGCTCGTGGATCCAGTTGGGTAGCCGTCCGATAACCTCGGCCACCCGGCTGCGGAACTTGCGCTGGGAGAGCAGGGTATCCACGGGGCCTAAATCCACGCGGTCATCGCCCACCCAGACAGTGAAGGTGGGTCGGTCGGTGAGCCACTTGACCATCCGGGGGATTTCCAGGCCAAAATTAGTGGTCAGCGCGTATAACGCCGCTGTCCGTTGCTCGGGGGTGGGGATCAGCGCCACCGGTGTACCTCCCGCGCCTTGAGGGTGTTCACGCGGCGTGGGCGTTGTTGGGCCGACACTGTCGACGCCGCTAGATTTGGCGCCACCACGTCCACCGGCTCCACCCAGCGCTCGCCCCTCCGCACCATCCCCAGCAACTCGGCGGCTGCCCGCACCGCTGCCCGCCAATCGCCGGCGTGCTCGAGGATTCGGTATACGTCGAACGCATCGTGGGCGTGTTCGGCGGCCAGCAGGTCGGAGCCATGGTGGGAGTAGGCTCGGCCCTTGAGAATTGCAACGCCCGCCAACCCGGACGAGCTGGAAGGGCAAACATAGCGCGCGCCTACCCGTTTGTAGCCGTTGCGCTCGAGGATCTCCTCCACCCGGTAGGCCCGGTTGAAGGCGGCGATTACCGACTGCTGGGGGTCACCCTCCCAGCGGCGCAGGGGGGCGGGGTGCTGCGGCTCGGGTTCCGGCTCCGCCCAGGGGCAGGCCGCCTTCATGCGCGTTTTGGCCTCGTCCCAGCTCTCCCACAGCGCCAGCAGTGCCGGGGGTAGCACGTCAAGCTCTTCCCTGGCCTCGGGCATCCGGGGCAGCCATGCATAGGGCTGCCCTGTCTCAGGGTGCAGCGATGGCGGCAGCACATCCTGCGTCGAGGCCGAGCGCAGCTCAAACAGGGTGACGAGCCGGGGCCGCCCGTTCTCGAGGCGCTCGGTAGGGTGGGGCCAGGCCAGCGGTTTGCGCCCGAGGGCCACCCCCTCGGGCAGCAGATAAACCGGCTTGGCCCCCTTGCGCCCCCGGATGCGGTAGCGGGCGCAAGCCTCCAGCGCCTCCAGGTCGATCCCCACGGCCTTCAGCGCCAGCGCCGCCCACTCGGGGTGGTCGACGTCCAGCGCCGCCGTGCCAGACAGCCCGTGGATGAGCCCCATGCCCATCTCGGGGCGCACCCGCCAGAAGGCGGCAGGCACGCCCCGCTTCTGCCAGCCCCAGCCCCTCGGCCCCTTCGACCCCGGCTCGATGGGCACCAGGGCGAAGCCCAGGCGCGTGTAGTGCTCGGCGTATTCGAAGGGGCTCATGGCTACACGTCGAGGGGCATTTCCTCGCCCAGGTCGTTGAACTCGGGCCGTTTCGGCTCGGCGGTGGCCACGGGCGCACCGGCGCTGGGCGTGGCGGATGCAACGAGCGCCGGATTATTTCTCTCCAGCCGGGTGGCTTCCAGACTTGCCCGGAAGGTCGCGGTGAGCGCCTCGCGGTATTGCCGCAAGCGCTCGCGGTGCTCCGGCGGCAGCTTGCCCACCAGTTCGAGTTTGAGCAGGGCGTAAGGGTCGCCGCCGGGGTTAGTGGCGGTCGTGAGCTTGAGTCGCACCACCGCCGTCCAAGGGGCGATGCCCTGGAGGCTCAACGGTTTGACGAACTCCCGCCACACCTTGACGCTGCTGGGCGGGATGGAGAGCACCATCGGGAAATACTGTCCTTCCATCAACAGAAAAAGCTCCCGCCGTTCCTTGCAGGCCGTGGGCGTGTTGTTCGGCCCCCACTGGGCCAGGGGGCAGGAGCGGCAATCACCAGTTGCGCCCAGTTCCCGCCCGCGCTCGGTGGGCTCGCCGCGCTCGCCGTCGTCCGATTTACACACCGGCGGCGTGTTGTCCGGCCCCACCGACTTGCGCGCCCAGAACTGCCGGGTCACCGTGGTGAGCACCGGCACCGCCACGATCTCCTTAGCCGGCTCGGTCTCCCCACCCAGCGTGGGGATCTCCCAGGTGGTGGCCTTGCCGCTGGGCCACACGATGCGCTGCAGGTCGTAGGGCCGCAGACGCCCCCCCAGGGTTTCCTGCAACGTCTCCAGCAATTCAGGCGGAGTCGCCTCCGCCGTAGCGATGGCGAGATCAAACTGCGTGCTTTTTACCATTTCTGTTCCCATACTTCCTCCATTGTCTGTTTCTTTGGGCTGCTAGCCCTGGTGCCGGGTTGATCAGCGGCTCAACCTGGCAAAGCCGCTACTGCAAAAACGCACCAGACCATGACGACCTGGTGCGACTTGCCAAACGGATTGTGCTGGTGTATTCTGCATATGTTCCTTTCCCACAACCCGCCCGCCAGCCATAGCAGGGCGGGTTGTAGTTTTGGCATACTCTAGCACTGCTGGCTCTCCATTTCAAGGAGTGCGCGGTAAATGCGCCGTAGACGATACATAGCCTCTGGATGGCGGCGCGCCAGATAGGCGATCTGTTCGGGCAGCCAGCGCCAAGCGCTAGAATCGCCAAGCTCGGCTTGATTGTCAGCCTCGGTGATGGCGGCGGCTACCTCGAGGCGAAGCGCTGGAGGTAGGCCGTTGGCGAGGTTCAGCAGTTTAGCGGCCTTGGGTGTCATTGCCTCCGAACCTCCGCTTATCTTCCTCGGCAATCAGCTCGATGTAGCAACGATACTCCTCGATTTGCTCATCGGTATAACCGTGCTGCTCGCCGATTTTCCGGTAATTTCTCAGCCAATATTCAATCGTGTGATTTTTGCACCCAATACTGATACGTCCGGGCCCGGAGTGCCAGCATTTGTGCATCGAGCCTGCGATTTGCGTCGGAGCGAACGTCCAATGCGTAGAGGGATTTATCTGGGTATTGGGCTTTAAAATGACGCCGTGACCAATGTGGGCGCCATCTTTTATAATGCAATGAAACCCTGTGACGGCATCATTACCAATCCTCACATTCTCGCCAATGCGGCAATAATCGCTAATGCGTGCACCCCTGCCGATATGTGCGTTGTCGCCAATGTATACGTTGTCGCCAATGACAACATCGTCCTCGATGACAACATCGTCCTTGACGACAGTGAAGTGTCCTATCTTTACAGAATTACCGATTTTCAGCGACGGGCTGATTCTCGCCGACGGACTAATCTCTGTTTTCATAGAGATGACCCCCGGAAACCCAGCGGCTTTAGCCCTGGGAGGAAGGGGGTTGCGCTCTGGAAGAGCGCTGGATACCCCCAAATGCTATGACGTGTTAGAATAGCCCTATGCAGACCCTCACGCTCCGCTGCACCTTGAAGCCCGCCCCTGAACAGGCGGCAGCGCTGGAGGCCACGGTGCGGCTGTTTGCCGAGGGCTGCAACCACGCCCTGCGGGTTGCGCGGGAGAAGGGGGAGTTCCGGCGGTTCAGCCTGCACCGCCTGGTCTATAACGACCTCCGTTCGATGGGGCTCAGTGCCAACCTCGCCATACAAGCGATTGCCCGCGTGGGTCGCAAGAAGGGCAGCCGGGCCAGGTTCTACCAGCCCACCTCGGCCGCCTTTGACGTTCGCACCCTGTCCCTCCGGGGTGAGTCGGTGTCCTTGACCACCACGGCGGGGCGGCTCATCGTCCCGATGAAGCTCGGGAACTACCAGCGGGGGATGCTGGCGAGGGCCAAGAGCGTCCAGGGCGGGGTGCTCACCAAGGGGCCGAAGGGCAAGTGGTACATCAACCTGATACTCAGGTTGGAAGTCCCCACCCCGCCCACAGGCGGCGGTAAAGTGGTTGGTTTGGACATGGGGCAGCGCTACATGGCTACCCTGTCCAACGGCATCCAGGTCTCGGGCGGGGGCGTGAAGTCTCGGCGCATCCACCTCCGCAACAAGCGCGCCGAGGTACGGAGTAAGCTCGACACCGAACGCACCAAGGGGCTGAGCGCCCTTTGGGAACGGCTTAGCGGTAAAGAGCGGCGCTTCGTGGACCACACCCTGCACACCCTGGCAAAGCGGATTGTGGACAGCCTCGAACCCGGCGATACGCTCGCCATCGAGGACTTGACGGGGCTTAGAAGTCGCACTGCCAAGCGAGGCAAGGAGGTCCGGCATTTGCACAACCTCTGGCCCTACGCCCGCTTCCGCTCCCTGCTGGAGTACAAGGCGGCCCTGAAGGGGGTGCGGGTGGTCGCCGTTGACCCCCGCGACACCTCCAAGACGTGCAGCCGGTGCGGGCATTGCGACGGGGCCAACCGCAAGAGCCAAGCCCTGTTCCGCTGCCAACGGTGCGGGTATCAGCAAAACGCCGACCTGAACGCATCCGCCAACATCGCCCAGAGAGCGGGCTCGACGGGCGCGGGCCGCCGTAACACGGCCCCGATTTTGGGAATCTCTACTCTGCATCGTCCCTTCCCGAAAGCCCACGCGCTTTAGCCGTGGGATTGTTACCGTCCCATCTCCCGCTTACTACCAGCGCCGCATACACCACCGCTGCGCTCAAAAACATGGCAAATCCGCCACCGTAGAGGAGGGTCAGCACCCAGTTGCCGCCTCCGGTGGCTACCAGGGCAGCGGGCAAAAACAACGCAGCGCCAAACAGCAACAGCACAACGATTGCACGGGGAATCATGGCAGCCTCCAACTCGCCACATCGGCCAGCAACCACTGGTAGGGCCAGGGCTGGCCAAGCGGGGTCTGCCGGGCGTAATAGCGCTCGATATAGCGGGCTAGGGTCAGCGCCAACCGGGGGGCGCGCCGGTGCAGCTCGACCAGCCGGCCCACCAGCCCTTGGGGGTTGGCCTCGCGCCAGGCGGCCAGGGCGCGGGCCTCGAGGGCTTTATTTTCGTGGATTTCCATATCGCCCGTGCCGCCACACGCGTTGCACACGCTGTAGCGAGCGGGCGGGTTGTCGGGGTTGTACCCGCGATTCAGCCAAAAATCGGTAATCCCTTCCTCATCGAAAACAAGGCCTTTGTTCCAGAGCCGGTCGAGCTCCTGGTAGGCGGGGTGCTCAATTTCGCCTAATCCATTGCAGCGGGGGCATTTCATTTGCGCACCTCCACCAACTCGTGGTCGCACTCCACGTGGCAGCGGAGGCCGTATTCATAAATCCATGAATAGTCGTACCTTTCCCCGCATTCAACGCATTCGAACACGCGGTGGCCATTGGCGGCCATCGCCTTGGCGAACCGAGCTTTCATGCGCTCTTCAAAGTTGTCTTCTTTTGGCTTCTGTGATATACTTTCCATGTCTTCCTTCTTTCTCCCCCGGTTCCCGCCGGGGGCTTTTTATTGGTGCTTAGATTTTAGCATATGAACTTTGTCAGAGCAATCCTCTGCGCCGCTCGCTACGCAGAGTTTCTCGAGCAGCTCCAGCACGTCGTTTGCTGTAGGCGCGCGCTGGCTCAGGGCCTCGAGGTAAATACGCAGCACCCCGAGCATTGCCTCGTACCCGCTCGATGCCCAGCACGAATAGCAGCCAGCAGCCTGATAGGCCCGCTGCCAAAAACAGCGGCGACAGCGGTGGAAACTGTTTGTATATGCTGCCCAGCGCGATGCACAGCCCAATCAGCACAATAGCGCCCAGAGCCCGCATCAACAACCTGCGTTTGTGCTCCCGCGCCACCGTGTAGGCCCGCAGCGCCAGCGCCACCCCGATTGCCGTCAATGCTGCTGTGTAGTAATACGGCAGCCACGGCGTAAAAAGCCACTCAATCATCATTGCTACCTCCCTTCCATACTGCCTTGAACCGCTCGCGCAGATAGCGGATTGCACCCGGCCCCTCGCTTCCAACCACTGCTGCCGTGAGCCACTCTGCCGCCAGATTATCGCGGCTGATGGTGCGCACCAGTAGCACGGCCACAACGGCAAAAATGGCAGTGAGCAGGGCACTGGCGAGTGCCACATCCCAGCTGGGGCGCTGCTCTCGAGGCCGCTGGAGGATAGCGAGGAGATAAACAGCAAATGCGATAAATGCCGCTATAATCGCACGCCACACTGAGTTGATCTCGCTGGCATCATAAGGAGCTAATGGCGAGGCGGCCAGGGCGACGCTGGCACAGAGGACGATGCTGGCGAGCGGTGGGCGCATTAGGTGGCCTCGATTATCAGGGTGTCGTAGCCGATGCCCGGTGCGATGGTTTGCTCGCCGCTCTGCGTCATCAGCCACAGTACGCGGTACACGCCCGCTGGTATTGCGTTAGGCCCGCTCCAATCGCTTGATTGCCAATCGTAGAGCAGCCAGATGTGCGTGGTCGGCGTCGCATCAATGGTCATGGCTCGCTCGTACACCTGGCCTGTGGTTTTGCTGATGAGACGCATAGTAGCCGCGGTAGGCACGGGGTTGGGTTTGGCCCCGCCGAACGTGGTATGCACCGCTAGATTCACGCGCTGCTCGCCCTGTTTGACTCGATATACACTCATTGCTCATCCTCCGGTTGCTCGCCAGTGTGCCATATGGTACTGGTGCTGGCTGTGTCGTAGCCGACCACAGGCTCACCCGTATTGTATGCCTGCTGCCCCGATTGGCTGGCGTATCCTGCCGCCTGTGCTCCCGTGCCATATCCAGCCGCGCCCGATTGCGACAGCCAGGAGCCGATAATAGCGCCCTGGGCAAGCCGCACTCGAGCAATGGTGGTGGAGATGCTCGAGGCGCTGACCGGCGCAATCAGGGTATAGCTGCTCGAGCCTGTAGTGCTGGCGATGCTGCGAGCCTGCACAGGCGCAATGCGAGTAGTGGAAGCTCGAGCACCCAGCGCCATCACGCTCTGTCCTGAAGCGAGCTGGATGATTTGCACCGCCTGCACCCTGCCTGTAGCCGCCAGCACCGATTGCGCCGATACCGGCGCAATGAGGGTAGCGCTGGCCTGGCCCAGCGCGGCAATCACGGAGCGAGCGGATACCGATACAAACGCACCGCCAAGCACTGCCTGAGCCAGAAGCGCCGCAACCGATTGGCTGCTAATCGGCACGATGCGCACCGGCGTGCTGCGGCCCAATGCAGCAGCAACAGCGCGAGCTTCCACCGGCGCGATGCGGGTGTAGCTGGCTCTGGCTGCTGCTGTAGCCGTGCTCTGCGCCTGGACTGGAGCGATGCGGGTGTAGCTGGCATTGCCTGTAGCAGTAGCTACACTGCGGCCTGATGCTGGCTGTATCGTTTCTGTCGGCCCCCCTCGGCCTGTGGCAGCAGCTACCGATTGCGCAGCTACGGGCGCAATGCTTTGCACCGGAGCACGGCCCAGCGCGGCCAGCACCGAGCGAGCAGAGACGCTAATAGAAGCATCGGCCAGCACCGCACGGCTCAGCAGGGCGGCTACCGATTGGCTGCTAATCGGTGCGATTTTTACGGTAGTTGATCTACTGAGCGTTGCGCTCACACTGCGGGCCTGGATAGGCACGATGCGGCTGCTCTGAGCCTGAGAAATAGCCGCCGCAATGCTTCGAGCAGCTACCGGCTGTAGGGTTTGCGTCGTGCCCCGCGCCAACGCCGCAACTGCCGAACGTGCAGTCACAGGTTGCACGGTCTGGCTGGTGGCCCTGGCCGTGAGCGTTGCGATACTCCTAGATTGCGTCAGAACTATGCGACTGGCAGAAGCGCGGCTAATCGCGGCGGCAATGCTACGCGCTTGCACAGATGCGATCCGCACAGATGCCGCGCGACCAATCGAGGTAGCTACACCGCGCGCGCTGGTGTTGACGGTACTGGCGCCTTCAATATCGGCGCTGAACCAATCAATGCTTGCATTAGATGTTGTGTAAATGGAAAAGCCAAAGTTTACGTTTGAGTTCTGCGACGTGCTTGAGTACTGCAATATCTGAGAACCATCAACGTTAAGAGTAATCTGAGAACCGTCGTCTAAAATCTCTACCAGATAGTTTGCATTTGCAGAGCGGCTAACGCTTCCAGAGGCTCGCACGTTTGGCGTACCGTTGATGCGCTCAGTTAGTTCAAGAGTGCCGCCAGTTAACCATATAACGTACCAGGCTGCCGTACTGTTGTAGCTCTTTGTGGGGTTGCGGAAGTAAAAGACTAGCTGGTCGCTAACCGAGCTACCATCGCGCACTCTATAGCGGAAACGTCTTCCGGGGTTGCTCCCAGCCGAAAGGTACGCCTCGGGATAACTTCCAGAGTTGTTGTAAAAACCACGTACAGCACGTGTAAATCCATTTGGTATGCCGCCATATGCCTGGTTAAACTGCGTATTGTCCTGGTCAAGCGTCCGGTTTGGGAACCGCCAGCCAGCATCAGCTTCTACCTGTTGGTAGCCGCTGGTATCAGAAGGTGTAGGACTCAAATCTGATGTAGCAGGGCCAGCGCCCCCACTGTTGGCTGCCCGTACCCGAACGTAGTAAGTCGTCCCGTTTTTGAGGCCTCCGGCGGTGTAGCTCGTGACGTTCCCGACGCTAAACCAATTGGTAGGGGCCGCGCTTTCTCCAATCGCAACCTCGTAATAGGTTGCCCCGCTCACCGCGTCCCAGGAGAGTGCGACGGCGGCATCTCCAGCGGTAGCCTGAAAGTTTCCAGGGGCCGATGAGGGCGGGTTGGGGGTTGTCTCGTAAAACGCCGCGAGTATCGCGCCCCAGTCACCCGAAGTACCCAAAGTGGGATTGTACGTGTCGCCCGTGAGCGTAGCGATACGATAGCCCGAAACCATGCTTACGTTCGTAGCCGCAACTCCGCCACTTGTACCGTAATCGAGGGTGTTCGGGTTGGTGTAATCCGCGTCCTGGGTTTCGCTATCGGTTGTGGGTCGCTCGCGGCCTACCGTCCCAAAAAACAGATAGCTACGGCTGGTCAGGCCGCTCAGGGCTACCGATGGGGTGGTGCTCGCTTCCTGTGCGCCGTTGTGGGCCTCGAGTACAATGTTGCCACCGTCAAAATTGAACCGATGCACCCTGAACGCCTTAGCCGTTTTCGAGGCACTCAGCGTCGTGGTGAAGCTATTGCTGGTGCTCAGGGCATTGGACGTGAGACACCAGAACAACGCCGTGGTCACGCCCGCGTTTGCCGAGCCCGCGCCCCGCAGTACCTCTCGGATTTTGGTGTAGGTGTTCCCGGCGTTGTCCGAGAACGAAATTTCGTTTGAGCCGCTGGTCTGGTTGGCTGTACCTGTGTTATCGGCCACGCACTCGACAATTAGAAACGAACCCGCCGGAATCGCCGTCGTCGGGTTCGCTGTAAGCGTGGTCCCAGAAGTCTTGTTCCAGTTTGCCGCAACCTGGGCATTGTATGTAATAGCCATGCGGCAACCTCAAACGAGCTATGGCATTTTAGAATCCTGTGAAAATCAAATCGCCAGCGGCTATACGCAGAATCTGGCCGCTGCTCATGTCCACCGCAGCAGTGCGGCACACAAGGCCTGCGCCCGCCGCACTCACGTTGACTGCTGCGCCGCCTGGAGTGGTGGAGACGCGAAATGCGTTTGCAGTCAACCCAGCGCTAATCACATAGTACGGCGTGCCTGCAGTAATGCCGCCAGGAAGCGATTTTGCGCTGAACTCCTGCACGAAAAATACCTCATCGCCAGCCGAAAATCCGTGTCCAACACACACAAAGTCGTCGTTGGTGGTATCGGTGAGCTGGAATCCCTGCGGCTGGTTGGCCCCGAGCGGTGCATAGGCCAAAAAGTTGCCGCCCGATGCCGCATCGTAAACCTTGAAAAACCGCACTCTGCCGCTGGCGTTGAGCGTAATCTCCACCTGCGCGCTGCTAGCACGGCTCGAGCCCGATACTGCGGCCATCGCCACACTCGTGCGCGCTGCGGCCATGTTTGTACCACCGGTGCCATCCTCTCCAGGGAACGCATCGGTAGGCATGATATATACGGGGTTCGGAAACAGACCCGCGATCTGTCCCTCCTGATAATCACTTGCAAACATCTCTCTCCTCCGGATATGTCTGGCAGATGTAATGGCTCAGCCGCCAGAGCTCTGCTTCCAGTGTACTGTACTCATCGAGCTTGATTGAGTGCGAGGTACGCCCTGGTTTGCGTGCCTCAGCGTACTCAGACCACAAAATCAGCCGCCAGCCTCGAGCCTCAAACCACGAGCGCACCTCGCTCATCGCACCACCACCCCCGCCGAGACACGCCCGGCAGTTTGCAGTTTGTATCGGCCCGGAGCCTCGCACGACACGGCGCTGTTGGGGCCTCCTGCCAGCGTGCTGCGTAGAACGCATCCTGGGCCATCCACAGCCACGATAGGCGCGCTCGAGGCGGCCACGAATACTCCAGCTACCTCGACGCGGTAGCCATGCGTCCACGGGGCTTCTACAGGCTCAGGGATGGCTCGATTATCGTTGAGTGCTGGCAGGCATCCGGCCAGCATCAGCACCAGACTAATCGCCAGGATTCGCATTAGCGGCCTCCTCTCCTGCTAGCAGGGCCTCGATTTTGGCGTAGACGGCCCGTAGCTCGGCCTCACGCTGCACGTGGTCATAAGCGCAGCGCACGAGCACCTCTACCAGCTCGCGGGCAAACTGCTGTGCCCACGCCAGGGGCAGCGAGGGATAGCGTGCGACAAGCTCGTCGAAAGCGATGTCTACCAATACGTTGATCAGCTGGATTAGCCTATTCACGGCGCATCATCCCCTCGACGCCGCTCCTCAGGAAAATCCCGATAAGCGCGGTGAACACGAGTTGTAGCGTATCCACCAAACTAGCCTCGCCGCCGAAGTAACCTGCGAGCGCTGCTGCGATGGCCGCAATGCCCGCCCAGAACGTTTTACTCTTCAACCACCACATAGGTCCCTCCTGTGCCTCCTATCAGGTGGCCTGGCCCTGCAAGGAGGCGAACAGGGCCAGGAAGAACGCTGCTGACCTCAGACGGCTGTGATAGATTTACCTCCTTGCCGATATTTTACACCGGTCTCCAGTTTTGCGGGATACGAGCAATGGTGGTCACAGTATCCCATTGCTCGAGCGGCGTGAGACGCATGGCGTTTTTGCTGCCAAAATAGCGGCCTCTATCGGCTCGAGTATTCTCCGCCACGCACTGTACGCCCTCGTATTCGCCCACGAAAATCCCGACGTGGCCTTCTCTATCCGGTGCGGTGCGGCTGCTGATTGGCGCTTCGTCAAAGCGCCTGCTGCTAAAAAGCAGGTCTCCAGGTTTGAGCAGCTTGAGCAGCATCTCTCGATGCGTCGCTATTGCAGGATTCAAATCCTGCGTGGTAATGGCCCACTGCGCGCGCTGTACTGCCAGTTCGCCATCAATGGCCCAGCGGCTACGGTCTGGATCGGCGTTGTGTTTGTCGAGCAGTTTGGCGTAGATCAACCAGCGGTTGGTGTTGTAGGCTCTGGCAATGGCCTCGAATGCGAACGCCATGCACCAGCCGGGGGCAGTAATTAATCCAGGCAACTCCCGCCGCACAGCCTGGATTGCGGTTTCGGCGATTTTTAGACCACTCATCAGTACCACTTCCCTATTGCTAGTAGCATCGCCTGCTCTGTAATAGCATCGGTAAAACTACCTCCAGAAAAATACCGTTTGCGAACCTGACATTGCGTAGTGGTTATATTGCCTACGCGAATCAAAAAATCCTGCATCAAACTATTTATTGCTGGGATAACTATAGGGTTCTCACTAAATGCCTCCGGAAACGTCCATGTCTCAGTATTAGCACTCCCAGGGGTTATGAAATAACAAATTTGCAGATTGTCAGAAAACCGCACAGAGACGCCGTTTGAGTTGCTGACGCGCCGTACTATTTTGCGGTTGTTAGAATCGAGCACCATGCCCGCAGCATCAAGGATTGCAAATCCCGATGCCTGACCGGCCTTTGCTCTGCGCGTGTTGCCCGATTTGACAATCGGCACATCATCGCCTGCGGCTACTGCTACCTGTGTGAGTTGCGAGATTCTTTTCGGCATTAGATTACCTCCTCCACAATCAAATAATCATCGTCCTCTGCGGTCAGTATATCGTCGGTCTCATCGGTCAGATAGTTGAGTTCTGCCAGTCTCCACGCGGCAAATCGCGCTCGGACGATATACCCCTGTCCGTTGGTCATACGGCGTGCTGTGCCGATGCTGATCAGGCCCAATATCTCTCGGCCCAGCCGCCATTCGCCGTTGCTCTGCGCCAACACAAACATGGTCGTGGTACGAAGCGCTTGTTCGAGGTTGTAGAGTTGCGTGATTGCATTGGTGATGTTGCTCTCGGATACAACCAGCTCTACACCTATCTCTGTTGGCTGCTCCTGCCCTGTACCAGCCACAAAATACAGACTGCCGGAGTAGGCCACAAACGGCTCGTAATCCACGTCGGAATCAAACAGGCGTGCCAAATCGGTGAGCAACACCTGCCGCTGCGTAGCGCCACTATCGGCCCAGACTGGTTCGGTCGTGCTGGTTGGTAGCGTGTTGGGCAGCGCCATGTCAGACTCCTAGATAGACCGGATTCCCGCCGCGCACCCAGTACGAGTAGGACGGGAAAACCACGATTTGCACAATGCAGTACGAGGGCTTCCAATCCTGCATTACGTAGTAGCCACCGTTGCGCAATGCTCTGATATAGAGCTGACCATCGAGCGTAATTTGCAGCTCCGAGGCATTTTGCAGCCGCGCCCGTAGATTTTTGATAAACGTGATTTTGCTGTTGAGATCGCCCTCATGTGCAACCGTGCAACGCACCACCATAGGCATCGGCAGGCGGTCGCCGCTGACTACTGGGCCGCTCAGCGCCATTTCGTAGCTGATGCCATAATCGTGCTGCCACAACGCATCGTTGATCATGAGCATATTCAGTGTGCCTGAGCCTATCAGCACGAGAGGCACAAATCCCTGGGCGATCAGTGTGCTGGGCAGCGCCATTTTTACCTCCTAGAGAGCAACGTCTGGGCGTTGATGGTGGCGATATTTGCGCTCTGATTCAAAGCCCGCAGCAGCGTAGCCCCGTCCTCGTTTGCCCCTGTGTCGCCAATGCGAGCAATCCAAACCGTTTGTGTTTTTTGGATCACGCCTTCCCAGGTCTCGACCGGCGCGACTATATCGCCTCCAGGCGCGTTGATAATACGCAGGTTGGCAGTCGGTACGAAAAACTCAGACCAGCGCACCTCGGATGGAATACTGACCGGCTCGGCAATGAGCGAGCGTGCAAACTCAGTCACGGTAGGGGATAGCTCTATCATTCTAATTTCGTAGATGCGAATGCTATCGGAAGGCGCGTCTATCGTGATTGCAATGGTGCTCTGGTTGAACGGCTGATTGTTGTGGATGCCGCTCACGGGGGCAATCGCATAGAAGGTGCTGATTTGCGATGTGCGCTCGAGCTGATACGTCACGTAGTCGTCGTACTGGAATCCTGATGGTAGGCTGGTACGTCGCACGCTCAAAATAGCCTGGTAGGAGCCGAGTATCTCGTAGACAATCTCGACGCCGTAGATGGGCCGATTGAGGGTTGCCTCCAGCGAGCTGAACCCACCGGTGTTGTTGGCATACGTACTGTTGTTTCCGTCGCGCACATTGTTGGCATTTGCAAACCCGCTGCCTGTCGCCGCGCTCGGCGTCGTGAGCACAAACGGATCACCGGGAAATACCTCAACCCGCGAACGCTTATATGTCCCATGCAGCGAGCTTTGCACCGATGCAGCAATCGCGTTTGGTTTGTAGGGCAGGATGATACCGCCTGGGTTGATGGTTTCGTAGGCTCGCACAAACCGCTCTCGAGATGCGCCGCCCGTATAGGCTACTGCGATGCCCTCGGTGTAGATGTTGCTGGCTCTCGATGGCAGGGTGCTAAATCCAGATTCACGGTAGCCAATAGCTCGCTCAGTCGTGGGTCGCGGCGAGAGCGTGAGATTGCCATTGCCATCAATGCGTGCTGTCCACGGAGGGCTGGCCACAATGCTACGCGCCAATCCCTCGAGCACATCAGCGGCGTTCGCAAACGAGCCAAACTCGATTGCGATTTGCTGGCCGGGATTCAAGAAATCTCCACTGGTAGCCGACAGTGCGGGATGCCCAAAATTCTGACCGACGTTGAGTGCAATGTTGTTGATATTTTGCAACTCATAGCCCGCGTCGAACCACACACTCCGCAACAGCTCAAATCCGCCGATGGCAACGTACTCCTGTATGCGCGTCTCCTGGCTGTTGTAGGCGGTATCCATGTAGCCGTAAAACACCGCGTGCCAGTTGCTGCTCGAGTCCTGCACCTCCAGTCGCACAATGTCCCCGGCGGCAATATCGAGCAGCGAGGGCTGACCAAAAAACCGCAGCTCCAGCGGATTGCCGTCGCCGCGCAGTTTCCACCGCATCGGGCGCGTATGGTCAATGCCGCCTGTACTGGTTGGCGGCTGGTACTGCGCCTTCTGCGTTGATTTATTTGGTGTCCAAACTGTCAGTCTCCACGGCATAGTGTGCGCTCCTGATTGGTTTGAGTACCACGCTGCAGCTAACGGTAGCTGTGGCGGTTTGCTGCATCCTAGCAGCAGGATTAGGCTCAGTATGATCCATCGCATATCATCCCCTGGCATTGAGCACGGTTGCCAATCCCCCGGTGCTCTCGATACGTATACGGATGCCCTGCTCTACGAGCCGATTGATGTATGCCCCGAATGTATCCAGCCATTGCGGCGGGCGACTCCACCAGTCTGGCACGGCAAACACCGGGCCCAGGCCCACACGGAGAGTCGGTGTGGTTGGCTCTGGCGCAGCAGGTGTCGGTGCGGCGGGCTGCTGAGTCTCAGGCCGCGTTGGTGTGATGCCAAACTGCTCGCGGATTTTGAGCAGGCGGTCATAGAGATTTTCAAACACCGGCGAGAGGCTATCCAGACGACGCTGTAGCTCCCTAAATGCCTCTTCCTCATCGCCCTCGATGTCGTTGGTCAGGGCAACGATTACGTTGTCTAAAACGCCCTCTAACAGCTTGCTACGCAGCAGGCTATCAATCAACGCCGAGGTCACAGTATCAGCCAGGCCTGCATTGAGCGCGGCGCGGAAGGCGCTGAAATCGCCGGTCTCAAGCGCGTCCTTGAAGCCCTTACCTATCGCGTTGGCGAGCTGACCGCTGACGCCCTGGGCAACCGATTGGATCAGATCCGCTCGCTCCTCATTGAGTCGCTGCTTGGTCACACGGATGATGCCAAATAGATAGCTCTCGGTATAGGTCTCAACGGCACCATCGAATATAGCTCTGGTGGCAAACTGCAATGTTTTGACTCTCTGGCTGATGCGGCGCTCCACCTCGGCAAACCCGTTATCAAATACCGAGAGCAGGCCATCTACTGCCCAGCCGATAAACCCCAGCACGGTTTGAGCCAGAGGCCCGGAACCAGGCGCCAAGGTGTTAGCAACCAGGGCCACACCGCTAGAGATACTGTTTGCAAACTGCGAGAACGTCTGTGCGTTGAACGCATCGAATACGCCACGCACCGCGTTGGCTGTAGCATCAACGAATTGCGTCAAATCCTGTAACTGCTTCTGTCTGGCTTGAGCCAGTTCCCGCTCTACCTCGAGCTGGGCTTGGGTATCCTCTACGGCCTCCTGAGTGAGCCTGATAATTTTCTCACGCTGCTGATTATTCAGCTCCTCCTCATTGCGCAGGCGCTGCGTCTCTACGCTGTATTCGGCTACACGGTCAGATGCTGATTCAAAGCCGACCTGTATAGCAGCTAGATTATCTACGTTTTCGTTCTCCGCTGCGGCTACATCCGCGCTGGCTGCGGCTATAGCCTCGAAGGCGCTGGATACATCCAGACCGGAGTTAGCCAGCCGTTCGGCCAGGGCTACCGCCTGATCTACATTTTGCGGCGTGAGGCCACCGGCAAGGATTTCATCGAGGCGCAGGCGGTCAAGCTCGAGATCGGCCTGCGCATCTTCCACAGCCTCCAGCGTCAGCCTGTTGATAAGCGCGGCTTGTTCTTCGGCCTGTTGTGCAAGCGTCGCGCCGGTCTCTGCCTGAGCATAGCCGCGCCAGAACTCGTTTGCCAGCGCCTCTCCTGATTGGCCTACGGTATCGCCTAGGGCGCTATCTGCTGCAAGAATATCGTCAGTGATCTGGTCAATCAGCGCCTGTTGCTGTTCTGGAGTAAGAGTCTCAGCGCCTGCTACAAAAAATCCCCGCCAGAACTCTGCGGCTAGATTAGCGCCAGCCTGCCCGATTTCATCACCATATTTTTCGTCCAAACTTAGAATGTCATCGAGTAGCGAATCAATGAGTTTTTCAACCTCTACAGGCGATAGTACCGGTAGTTGCGCTTGCGAAAACCGTTGAAAATCCTGCGGCGTGCCCGGCGTGACGAACCGGCCAAAATCAGCAAAACCTGGAGAGAGCCCCTGTGCTACAACTGCGCCCGCACGGAGCACGGCGCCATTTTGTGCGAGCGCTTGAGCAGAAGCATTAGCGGAGTTTTGCCGCCGTGCCAACTCATCGAGTACGATGTTGAGGCGCTCATAGGCAATGCGGCGAGCATCAGCGGTGCGTGCGTTTTTATGCTCTAGCTCGAGCTGTTTTCTCAGCGCGTCTAGCTGCGCTGCGGTGCGCTGGCTGATAGTGCGGCGCAGGGCATCGGTCTCCTCGCGCTCACGCTGGCTGGCGATTGTTGCGATACGCTGCTGCTCAGTTCGCGCTGCCTGTTCTGCTGCTTGCCGCCGTTCTCTGGTGGCTCGCTCAGCGGCCTGCTGCTGGCGGCGCTGGGCCTCTTTTGCCAGACGCTCGCGCTCGCGCAGCTCATCCCGTGCAATCTGCACAGCCTCACGGCGTAGTTCGCGATTGCCAGAGGCCAAGAACTTATTGATCTCCTGCGCGATTTTGAGCCGCTCTGCTCCGGTAGCTTTTTCCTCCGCAATCACCAAACGCCGCGCCTCTATCAATGCCTGCCGAAGCTCTGCATTTTGACGCTGCTGGATTTGAGCAGGCGTCAGGCCGCTAGAGGATGGTGCAGCAGCGGGAGGCGTAAACGCAGGCAGCGGCACCGGCGGCGATATTTGATTGCGCAACTGATCTACGCGCTCCATCGTGAATCGCCCTGGAGGCCCGCTAGGCTGCAACTGCACAGGGATGGTGACGGGGCCGGTGAACGATAAACCCTGAGCTAGTAGCCCTTTGAGGCCCGCGTCCTCAAACGATTTACGCACTCGCTGAATGGCGTTATCAATGGCACGCACCCACGAGGCCAGTTTGCTGTTTAGCGCGCTGGTATCGAACAATCCGGCAATTGTGATACTCAAATCATCAAGGGCGTTTTTGAGCGAGTCGGCAGATTTTTTACCGCCAGTCGCGAGTGTGTCCGCGTAACGTTTGAGCGCGCCTTCGCTGTTTTGGATCTCCTGCCGGAGTTGCGCGAGACTAATCTGCCCCTGGCCAGGAGCCTGCACAAGCGCGAGAAATGCGTTACGGGCAAATACATCGAATCCGGTAGAGAGCCTGCGAGCTGCATCCTCGTTGCCCTGGAATCGCTGGATGATTTCGAGTAGCAGAGGCCCGGCCTGTCTAAACTGCCCGTTGGCATCGGTAAACTCTACGCCCAGGTCTCGCAGTGCTCGCTGTAAATCGGCGGTTGGTTTAGAGAGCGCCGCCAACACTCCGCGCAGACCACGAGCGCCCTCCTCGCTGGCCTTGAGGCCTTTGTTGTCGAGGTCTACGAGCAGCGCCAATGTATCAGCCAGCGTAAGGTTCTGGCTGCGCGCTGTCGCGCCCACGACGTTGAATCCTTGGCTCAAATCAGCGGCAGTGCCAGCGGCAAGGTTGGCCGCAGTAGCCAGTTTATCGCCAAACTCTGCTGCATCCGAGGCGGCCAATCCAAACTGCCGGAGGTTGGTCAGCAGCAAGCCGGTAGTCTCGGTGAGGTTGGTTTGCTCAGCAGCAGCGAGCTGAGCGGACGATGCGAGAATCTGGAATGCGTCCGAGGCCGAGGCACCCGCTTTGACGGTCTCGGCTATGGTTTGCGCGAGCTGGGCGCGGTTGAACGACTCGCCGACGTTGCCGAGTTGCTGTTGCAACTCCTGGATACGCTCAGCAATGCCGCCAATATCGCGCTCGCCAGAGGCTCGCAAAATGTTGAACGAGCGCTCGAGATCGTTGAGCAACGGGCGGCCTCGAGCCACCAGCGTACCCAGCGCTGTGGTCAATCCTGCAACCGAGCCACCCACGATGCCCAGCGGTGAGGCCAGCCCTGAGACGATGGGGCCCAGGCCGCTAATCTGCCCTGCTACGATACCGAGCGTCTGGCCTGCGGCTCCGAATCCCTGACCGAGCAGGGTGGCATTTTGCCGCAGCGCCAGCAGCACCTGCGACGACAGACCCAGTTTGCTAATCTCGCCGCGTATACCGGCCATCGTGGCCTCAGCAGTACGTGCGGCCTGAGCAAAGGCGCGTATCTCGCGGGTGCTGCCTCCGAACTGTTGGGCGCTCTGAGCAAACTCCAACGCGCGTTGTTTGAGCACCGCGAGTTGCTGTGTGGCCTCGCCTGCGCCTAGTTTGTTGGCCTGGTAGAGATTGCGGATGGTGGCGATCTGATTGTTGATGGCGGCACTGAGACGCTCTGCCTCGCCACGCACAGCCTGCGTGGTCTGGCGTAGCTCGGCCTCGGCTCCACGGGTGTTGACGCTGATGTTCAGTTTGAGGTCGCGCTCGAGCTGCTGAAGCTGGCGGCGCAAATCCGATTTGGCGTTGCCATCGAGGCCCACGCGGTATGCCAGAGTACCGATTACAAACGCCCGTGCCATCAATCCTCACCTCGCTCGATGGTTGCCATTAGCTGCGCTGCAATCTCCCTAAACTGCTCATAGGAGCGACCAACAAACAGGCCGCGATTGTTGGCATCAAGGATTTGTTTGGCGGTTTCGACCGCGATAGGGAGGCCGGATACGCCCTCATAGAGCGATATTTTGAAATGTTTTAGCAACGCTGGATCGAGCAGTTTGAGGTAGCCCTTTGGCAAATGCCGCAGGCCAATCTCGGAGAGCGCGAACGGAGGCATCAGCTCAATCGCATTGTACGGGTCAATCGGTTTTGCGTTCATATCTGCCTCCGTTTTTTTGCCACCCAGCGCATTACGTATGGTTGCGATGAGATCGTAGATCGGATAGTAGAGGAAAAACCACAGGCTCGATAATCCGCGCAGGTGCGCTTCTGCGAGTATGTCCGGTGCGTGTTCATGGCTAAATCCTGTGGCTCTCAGCAGTGTGAGTATTTCTGCACCGCGAGGATTCAGGTCGCGGTGCTCCGGGCGTTTGGGTCGGTGCCCGTAATCATGGCCTCCAGCAGTTTGTAGCAGCCATCCACGCCGAGATACTCGAGTGCCTCTACCTCCAGCTCAGGCCCCTCTGTCCTGAACAAATCAATGTACGGTTTGATTTTCTCAGCCAGCAGCCGCGCGAGGCGCTGGTATTCGCCGCGTGCGTTTTTTGCCTGTGCAATGGTGGTCACATCGGTCAGCCAGTACTCGAACAGCTTGACCAGATACTCGCGCTCCGGCGTGCCCTGGCCCAGCGCATAGAGTGCGCACACGGTCTCGCCCAGTTGTACCGGCACTGGTTTGAGCAAACTCCGCAACGTCGGCAGATACCGTTGCACACGGCTCAAATCAGGTGGTGTCAAATCGCTCAAACGTAGCGTAATCACTGCCTCGGTCTGTTGTTTTTTGCTCGGCATAAACTCTGACCTCAAAAGGTTCGATCTTGTAAATCAACGCCTCTAGCGGCTCACACCAAACGGTGAGGCCGCCCTCGATAACCTCGAACGTTTTTGCATCATCGTCTCGAGGCCGCATTTGCAGCAGAGGCCCGGCGCACGCAAAGCGCGTGGCGTAGGCCTCTGCTGTGATGCGGTCGTCTATGCGACGAGCGCCGAACAAAATCAGGCTCGGGAGCAATGCGCCCTCTAGGCCAAAATAGTAGCTCGTCAGCATAGACGCCAGTCCTAGTAGTAGGTGCCGTCAGCGCGGAACGGATTGTCATCCAGCGGCGAGAACGTGACGCGCCAGGGCAGGTCGGGCTCAGAGCCACGGATACGGTCAACCCAGGCAAATTTGGCTCGCATCGTTTTACCGCCGTTAGGCGCGCCGTTGCCACCGTCGGCAATAATTACATCAATATCTCTGGCGGTACCGCTCATTTTGCGCCATGACATCAGTTGCTCGATGCGCCAATCAGTCTCAGCGAGATTCAAAATCACTGAGTGCAATGGGAACGTCACACCATCCTCGAGCTGTACGCGGTTGCCCGCCCCATCGCGCACCTCTACAGTTTGCGGCTCTGCAGGCGGTGCCTCAAACGATTTCCACTCCGTAGGTTTGACTACCCACATCGCGATATATTGCAGCGTATCGTTGGCCGCTGCAGTAAATTTGGCAGCCTCGATAGTAGCACTTGTTGCGTTGGTGGCTACATCAGCGGTGACTTTCCACCATTTCGTAACCAGACTGGGGTCGGTGTTATCTACGATGATGCTGCCTGCAGGGATGATTTGCGTGCGCGTACCAGTCAGCGGCATGCTAGTGCCGTTTAGAGTAACGCCACCGGTGCCGACCGTGATAGCCACTGTTGCGTACGTATTGTTGCTGTGCCGTTTCCCGAAGCGCAAATAGGTATCCTTGGATACCACATAAGAGCGCGTTGAGATTGCTGGTAGAGTCGTAGGTTCAGCCATTTGTTACCTCCAACATTTTTTGCAATTTTTTGAGCTGGGCTTTGCTCAGCTCGGCTACGTGTTGCGCGTCATCAATCGCTACCGCATACCACGGTATCTCAGGATGAGCACGCACCATCTCTAGGCGGGATTGAGGCTCCAGGCCGCACAGACGCTTATCGGAGTAGAGTATTGCGATGCGCTCCTCTGCATCCAGATAATCGCAGTAGGCCTCGGTATGCGCCATGCAATCCGCATCTGCAATGGGCTCAAGCCTGCCGTTGATGTGCTGGTAATAGGTCATCTCACCTCCACAACAGCAGCCGCACACGTATCTGTGCAATCAAGGTTTTTGTGGCCTCATTCACCAGAGGCTCGATAACTGCCTCTAGCACGGCTGGGTTGCTCATCAGCGGCTCGCCGTATAGATCGGAGTCAATCTCGCGTAGATGCAATAACGACCCGTCATAGTCGCGGCGCTTGATTTCGTTCCAGCAGTCGGTGATGGGGCCCCAATCCACATTGATACCATGCGGCGCTCTCGGCATCTGCGTCGGGTCAAAGAGCGTGTAAACCAGTATTTTCGATGCCTCTACTGCGCCGCTATCTTGGACGTTGCTTGCGCCAGGTAGCACAGACACCACGCAGTGCATATGTACCCGGTTTGCAAGCGGTGGGTCGCGGTAAATCTGCCATTGCCCATCGCGCAACAGATATGGTGCAAAGGCCGGTTTTTGCAGCACCTCAACGGGATTCACGTCTAATCGCCTCCGCCATTCTGCGCTGCGTATCCGGTGACTCCATGGTGCGAGTCACTGGATAGCGCACGCCCAGCTCAGTGAGTTTAGCCCCGCCATCAGGCAGTAGGCCCTCGAGGTAAAACACATACGCTGGCGCCTCATGGTAGCCCACCAGGTACACGCCATCGGCCTCGAGCTCTGCGCCAATGCTGCGGCGGGATTCGCTGCTCTGCTCCTGCGGATACTCGCCGGGAGCAGAGCTTATATAGGGCAGGTTAGGATATTTGCGTCCGGTGCGCCTGCCACGCTGGACGTTGATGGATAGCTGCTCAGCGGCAGCCTCGGCGGCGGCCTGCACACAGCGTAGGGCCGTTTGCTCGAATGCCGCATCGAACAGGCTATCGTCAATCATTTGCGAACTCCGGCAAAAGCGCGGCCCGTACCGCGCGGGTCGATGGTCTGCTCGCTGGGTGTATCCTGCACATCCCACAGCACGAGCTCGCGGTTGGCGACGGATTGCAAAAACTCTCGAGCGTGTTTGGCCCGCAGGTAGATGCCGCTCTGTGCAGCAGCCTCGGGTATCACGTTGACCGATACCGCCAGATGCCAGGCTGCAATGTGGGCAACCTGGATGGGGATGCTCACACCTGGATCAATCAACGGCAGATTGTAGACGCGAGCGAGATATGCCTCGGCCTCGGTCACTGCCATATCAATCGCCTGGCGCTGCTGGTCGGCGTTGGAGTGATACCAGACGGCCTCAGGTACTACGTGCCGAAACTGCTCGAGAGTCAGCATCATTCACCTCGAATAATCATGATTTCGCCGCGCTCTAGCAACCGCTGGATGTGCGGCGAGAACTCCACCTCGACAGGCTGTTCGCCAATCTGGATGCCATCGGGCAGTGTGTAGCGACCGCCGCGAGTCACCTGAGGCGAGGTGCGTACAACCAGGATACGCACCTCCTGCACCTCGGAAGTCTCGTTTACCTCAGCGGTTTTCACCGCCGGTTTACGAGCGGGTTTTGGTGAATGCGGCATAACGATCCACCTTCGCGTAACCAACAAACTCGCTGATGGTGACGATCTCGGTCTGGTTGTTGATCATCCGCATGGACTCCTGCAACGTCAGCGAGGGGTCGTAGAACTCCTCGAGGCCCAGTGCAGAGTCTACGAACAGCGCGGTTTGGACGCTCTGAAGCACGCTGCCAGAGGGGGCCATGCGAGGGCGCATTCCGAGGATGCTCGGGAACGTGCCGGTGTCGCGGAAACCGGCGGCGGTGGTGGTAGCAGCAGCGTCGAGCACCTGCGGGATGGCGAGGATGTTGGACAGCTCGGTGTCGTTGGCAATCACGATGTTGGGCTGAGCGCCAACACGAGCGGCTTCGAGGCGCACGTTCACGAACGCGGCCAGCGACCACGAGGCTACGTTGGGCGTAGCCACTGCGGGATTGCTGTTGCCGTCGCCGTTGAGCAGCGTAGCAAGCGCGGCTTTGACCTTCCTGCGCGCCTGAGCACGGCCCAGTTTTTCGACGTGGCGCTGCAACTCCGCGAGACGAATGCGAGAGATGCGCTCGTAGGTGTAGCGCAGCGCACCACCATATTTCGCGCCGGTGACCGCCTTCTGGCTGTCGCTGATTTTGTACACGGGGATTTCGGCGCCCTCGGCAATCACACCGAACTCGAGGTCGCTATCCTGGTCGCCCTCTACGTCCAGCTCGCCATAGCGATAATCGCGGGCGTTGACCGGCACGCGAGTGAGCACCAGGTCATCCAGCGTCACCTCGTCGCTGATGGGGTTTTTGGCCGCATCGGCGTAGGTGGTGCGCACGAACTCGGGGAACAACACGCGGTTGTTGGGGTCGCTGAAAAACACATCGCCGGTTTGCTGCGCGTAGCCGTTGCGGTCGAACGTAATACCGATAGCGGCCAGGGCCTGTTTGAACGCGCTCACAGGCTGCCCGGTGCGGCGGCTGCGGGCCTCTGGATTGTAGAGCTCGTCGGAAATCTCGCCGCTCTGCGCGAGCTGCTCGAGGTAATCTGCAAGGTACATCCCGCGATTAGCAGCCTCCTGGTAGAGCCCCGCGTCGAATAGATCAGATTTGCTAGTAATCGTTGCCATCTCTCACCTCAGAAATTGATGCAGGCCAGGCCGCTAGCCGCATCTACAAAAACGACGGTTACGACGCGGCCAGTGCCAGGCGTTGCAACAATTTTGATTTTGCCTGCGCCGTCCACGGCGACCTCGGCGCGGCCTCGTGCGGGGAATCCGCTCGTCACATAGGGCACGAACACGTTGTATCCACCGATGGTCACGGTAGCAGTAGTACCATCGAGGTTTTCCAGCTTGCCCACAAAATAACCCTCGGCAGCGCCGCGGCCTACGGTGGCATCTGCGGAAAACGTTACTGCATCACCGACCTGACCGTTGTTGTTTGCGAACGTGTGCAGCACGTTATGCGCTAGGGGCGCGAACTCGATACCTGCTCGTTTCATCTCTCACCTCACGGATACATCACACGCCGTTTGGCGGCGCTGGGTGCGGGTTCCGGTTTGCTCTGGCGGCCAACCGGAATCATAGCGTTTTTGTCGGCCTCGGCAGCCTGTACGAGCTGCTCGAGCTCATCCATGCTGGCGCGGCTGGCTAGGCGGAGCACGGGGCTGTGCTCCGCTTCCGGGCCCGCCATGGCGATGAGCGCAACGCGCAGGCGTTGCTCGAGACTGCTGCGATAGCGCTGCCCGGCTTCGAGGCGCTGGCGTACTGCGCCAATCTGAGCCTCGGATAGTTCATCTGTGGTGAGGCCCAGAGCAGCGGCAATACGCACGGTTTCCTGTGCGCGGGCGTTGCTCTCCAACTCTGCGATTTGTTCAGGTGTCACACTATTACCTCCATTGCTCGATTTTTGCTGTGCATCAGCGTTGCGCTCGTCTGATACAACAACATCCAGGGATTCAAGTTCGGCTCGAGCCGCGTTGTTGTAGCGGCCCTGGGCGATGTCGGCAATTACGGATTCGAGGCTGCCCACCTCATCGGCCAGGCCGCGTTCTACCGCATCGTTGCCAATCCAGGTTGCGCCGGTGGCGACTTTCTCGATCCAGCTCTCGGAGCGTTTGCGCCCGCGTCCCACCGCCTCGGCGAATCGCTCGTGGTACTGCTGGAGCATGTTTGACCAATCGGCGCGGGCCTCCTCATCCAATGCTTCGTAGGGCTGGCCCAGCGCCTTTTTCGGCGCGCTGCGGAGCACGGTGGCGCGTATGCCGTTTTGCTCGAGCATCTGGCTGTAGTCCAGATGCACAGCCAGCACACCGATGCTGCCCACCTCGCTGTTGTTGCCCACGACGATGCGCGAGGCCTGCGAGGCAATCCAGTAGGCGGCGCTGGCGGCCATGCTGGTGGCTACGGCAATCACCGGCTTTTTGCGCCGCGCATAGGCCACAGCATCAGCAGCGGCCTCAGTGCCTGCCACGGTTCCGCCTGGGGAATCAATCTCAATGACGATGTGCGACACGCTGGCATCATTGGCCTGCTCGCGCACCACTGCAGCAAACTGCTGTGGCGAGACTGCGCCAAACAGGATGCGCTCTAGTGCAGATGCGCGATTGATGATGACGCCCACCAGCGGGATGTGTACGATTTTGATGTTCGGTTTTGCGCCGTTGCTGACTCGTGCGGCCAAAGGTGCAGCAGGCTCTAGCTGTGCTTGCTGCAATGCGCTGAGTTGGCTCATGCGCTGCTCAATCAGGCTCCACCCGGCCTCGGTGATGGCCCATAGCTGCGCGTGGCGCAGTTTTCCCAGGGTGTTATGGATTTCTGTTTTCATGCTCACCTCGCGGCGCGGTAGGTATTTCTCGCACTATCATAGCGCAATTTGAGCGTTGCGTTTTCGCGCGATGCAGCAGCGCCTGTGCTGTCTACCTCATCGGGATCTATCCCATAGTCCTGTGCAATGCGGCGCAAGTAGGGAGTGCCCAACAACTCGGCCATGATTTTGTGCGTCTCAGCCTGCATTTTCGCAATCTCGGTTTCATCTCGCGCAAACGCGGATTTGGCCTGGTCAAATACCCAGCGCATAGTGGCGGGGATGCCGCGCAGGCGCAGATGCAGATTGATACCAAACTCCATTTGCGTAGCGACGGGTTTTTGCAATTGCACCGCGATGGCCTCCATGATGGGGAACACCACGCTAGCCAGCGCTTCGGTAGTACTGTCCATGTGATTGTGCAAAAACGAGAGCGAGGCGATACCTGTCCACACGCGGCGGCGGTTGTGCAGCAGAATAGGCTCGATGCCTGCGATTTCCGGCGAGGTAGGGATGGCGTTGATTTCGACTCCAGCAGGTGCGAGATATACTCCTGCATCACTCTGCGCGTTGTCTACGAGCAGCGAGGCAACTTCATTGTAGAACTGCGTTAATCGTGTTTCGTATTCTTTAGTGCCGGTGGAGCTGCCGGGCGGTAGACCTAGCTGCTCAGGAGTAGGCGGTGGCACCTCTGCGGTAATCAGCGCGATGCGCTCCATCAGTTTGAGCACGCGCAGCTCGATGTTTTGAAGCCTCGCCTTGCGGTCTAATGCCTCGAGTGCAGCCAGAGGCACAGGAATACCGTAAAGACTGCCGCCGTCGGTGGAGAGTGCGGCGTATTTGTAGGTCTGGTTGTTGAGCGTGATGGGCACACCTGCATCGTGCTGGATGTAGATGAGCTGCTGTGTGGTGGCATCACGCTGGATGGCAATACGCTCGGCCTCGAGCACGATAGCCGCGTCCACGCCTGAGCGGTTGAGGGTGATCCATTCGATGCTCGAGGCTCCGGATTTATACGCCTCAGCGATTTGATTGTTGGCGAGAGCATCAAGACTTCCACCCTCGGGATACACCGTAGATTGCCAGCGCTCAATCTCAGCGGCGGCGTCTGCAACAGCCTGCTCGTTGCCTATGATTTCCAGGCTATGGCCTGGATTAGCCAGTGCCTGGTAGTTGCGCACAGCCTGCGCCACGTCCTCGTCGTACTGGCAGAGCAGGCGGATTATTTTGCGTAATCGGTACGCGCTGTCGTTTGGATATCCCTCAAATGGCATCTCGGTACGCAGCAGGCCGCGTAGCTGGCTGTAGACATCGGTACTCTGGCGGCCTGTAGGGAGCACTGCGCGCAGATGTCGGATGGCGTGTTGCAGCGCAGGCGAGGATGGCTGAGCGTTTTTGATGCGCCTGATCTCGATGCCGAATAGTTTCATTGCTGCCTCCGTACTGCTCGCAGCGTGTGGAGCACATGCGTGGGATTAGCCTGCGATGCATTGAGCAGCTCCAATCCATAATAGGCGTGGGATGCAGCATCTACCATATCGTCATGCTCTCCCTGAGGAAATGATAGCAGTTCGTCCCGGAATACGGCAGGGATGCGGCTCTCGTCATGGCGTACCATGTGGCGCTCGTAGCGTGTGAGCAGCGGCGCGAATCGAGTGATTTTATCGCGGTCTGGTCGCACGCCGCGCACCGGTAGCGTGGTGGTACGTGCAAGCTCCTGCACCACGGCGGCCTGGTATTGCGTTTCTTCGATGGCGATTAGAGCGGGATTGTGGCGAGCGGCAGCCGCTTTGATGCGCTCGAGCACCTCGGCAAACTGACCCCGGAATCGCTCCACCTCGTGAATGTAGATGATGCCGCTCTGCTCGTCGCGGCTCATCGCACAGATGGCGGTGTAATCCGCGCCGGTGCGCTGGCTGATGGCAAGGTCAACGCCCAGCACCACTCGAGCGTTAGTAGGTGCTGGTGCGCTGATGATGTACTCTGGCTTGATGAGGCCCGCTCCCATCGTGACGAACTCGGCCAGGTACTCCTGCCGGAATACTAGCTCCGGTAGCTGCTGGCGCATCTGCTCAATCTCGGCAGCGGGAATGTACGGGTTTGCGCTCGTAGGCATTTGGAATGAGGCCCAGTCCGGGTAGGCGGGGTCGAGGCCGCGCTGGTATAGCTCGTAAAAAAAGTTCACCCCGCTGGGCGTGCTGATAAACCACGCCTCGCCGCGATAATCGGTCAGCGTCGGGCTAATCGATTGCTCCCAGATGTTTTTGAGGTTGCGTGCGTGCGCCGCCTCGTCGATGACGATTCGATGGTATTTACGGCCACGCCCGGCGCTGTTGTCCTCGAGCGTCCAAAAGTCTATTTTCCCGACCGTGATTAGCTCCATACGCATCTCGGTTTTATTCGAGCGCTTCATGATGGGAGTCAGGGTATATTCAAAATCGTTCCAGGCTTCCATCAGGAGCTTGTAGGTGGGCGCGAAAAACCCCACCGAAGCGCCGTCGAGCGCCCCGCCTTCCGCGAACGCTAACCACTCGATGGCGAGCAGGGTTTTCCCGAATCGCCGCCCAGCAGAAACGACTTTGAACCGCGCCGGGCTCTCGAGAATCATCTGCTGGCCCTGGTGCAGGTCGGGCGGTGGGATTTTGATGTGGAGCTTCATAACGAATCGGGCTTTTTGCCGTAGCTGCGCTCGATGACGATGGTGGGCTGCGTTGCGGCATCGTCTAGGCCCCAGGCACGGCGTTCACCTTCCTGCCGGATCTTGAGCATCTCGGCGCTGATCTTGGCGAGCTTGCCGTCGTCGAAGTCCGCTGGCACGCTACCGAAGCGTGTGCGGTGCTCCTCCCATTCTGCCTGGTGTTTCCTGACCACCTCCGCTGCGCGGTCTGCGGCAGAATCAATGGCCTGGGCGCGCTTTTTGGGGTTGTAGGTTGCAACTACCCCTGCAACTTTTTCTGCAACTTTGCGCCGAATCACGTCGGCTACGTCTGAGCCATCCCCCCACCCTTCGGCTTTTGCTCGCTTCTGAATCGCCTGGTGCGAGACGCCCCACTTCGCCGCAAGCTCTGGGAAACTCGCCCCAGCTTCGCGCTCTGCGCGAATAGATTCCCACTGGTCAGCAGTCAACCTTGGCATACATCCCACTTCACGCAGAACCCGCCAGCGCGCCACACCGCACCGTACTCTGCTATCAGTTCATCGGGGTGGCGTATCATCCGGCGCATGACCAATCGCTCTATCTGATTGCGCCGCCGGTAGAGTAGGCCAGATAGAGCGATGAGTATAGCCTCAGCAGCGGCAGTAATGCGGGGAATCCGATGGTCAGCTAGATTGTCAGCGGTAATCTCGCCATCGTAGGCGTAGTAAATATCTAGTTGGACGGCCAATAGCTGCTCTGGGAATAGCGGCGGGCGCTCGATCTGGTCCAGCACGGCCCGGCTGGCGCAGGCGCGCCAGCGCTCAAACTCGGGCGTACCAAATTTTGATTGAACCCTACCCGGAATCAAAATAATACCCACGAGGTTGGCTACCATTGCCGCTTCCCCGAGGGCGGGGCGTATGGGTTCATTATAGCTCATATATTCTCCGGCACGGCAAGCATAGCCTTGATGCTTCTTCCTTCAGGGCTCTTATAAAGGTTGCGTTTTTGCGGGGCCTCTCTAGCAATGATAAACACTGCTTGAAGAATGCGCTCGAGCCGGCCCATCAGCCCACCCCCTCCCACAGCGCCCGCTGCACCACCAGCACTGCCTCGCCGGTGGCGACCTGGGCGGGGGTGAAGCGCAGCACCCGCCAGCCCAGCAGCACGGCCTCGTTCAGCTTCTCGCAGTCATCAGCGTAGTCGTCCGGGCGCTGGTGGCCGCCCTGCGTTCCCCACAGCACCCCGTCCACCTCGACAGCCAGCCTGCGCCCGGGCCAGGCGAAGTCGAAGCGCCAGCGCCGTTCGGGGTGGAACCGGTACTGCCGCTCGGGCTCGGGCAGGCCGTAGAGCCGGATATGGGCGGCCAGGGTCTCCTCGCCCTCCGACGCCGTGCGCTGCTGTACAGTAGCCTCGAGTTTGGGCTTCCCGTGGCGCTCGGCCACGGTCTGCTCGAGTTTCCCCGCCTTTTTCAGTGCCCGGTACTCCTCGACGCTCATGGTCGGGGTTTTATCCGCCATTGTTCTCAGCCTCCTTCTCCAGCACCAACAATCCCCCTTTAGTCCAGCCCCAACGCCGCCAGCCCGCACAGAGGTAGCAGTAGCCGGGGTTGGGGCTTTTGACTTTGCGCGGGTCCACGTAGGTGTACAGCCGCTCGCCGGGCCATCTGGTCCAGGCGACCCGTTCGGCCTCGAGGATGAGTTGGCTCGACAAACCCGCCCCGTGGTTCACGAACAGCGCATTATTCAATCCCTGTTGCCCGGAATCGTCTATGAAACGCCGCCAGGCGAAGGCGGCCAGACCGGTGCGGTGGAGCAGCACCAGTTTTTCGCCGGGGCCTACGCATTGCCGGATTTTTGGCCTCGAATTTTTGGCCGCGCTGTAGTGGCCTCGGGCCAGCGCCCAAACCACGGGATGCCCGTCTCTGACCTCGAGCCATTGAGTAGACGCTGGGGCGAATCCCAAACCTTCGATCAGCCCCTGCACGGCGATACTCATGTCTGTCCCTCCATTCCAGCGTGGAACGCGCCCTCGAGCCACAGCCGGAACTGCTCGTCGCTCATGCGGCTGGTGACGGCGTTGACCCGCAGCACCAGCAGCCCGGCGGCGTCGGGGGGCACCACCTCGATGCTCTCCAGGCCGTGTTCCTCGAAACGGCGGGCCAGCACGCTCACGGCGCGCTCGACCAGGCCGGTCCACTCCGGCTTGTAATCGGCGGTGATGGGCACCCGCACCACGCCGAAGTTGCGGGCGGCCTCGGCCCTGTCAGCGGCCTCCTCGGGGCTCTGGACGGCCTTGATGGCCTGGGGGCTATAGATTCGCCCGCCAGCGTCGCGCCGGTAGCCGAGCGTGAGGCCAGCGGGGTAGGAGTAGACCCAGAAAAAATCCGGGTTATTAGCCTCGGCGCGGCGGCAACGGGCCATCAGTTTGGCTTGTAAGACGGATTCCTTCATGCCGCCACCTCGTGCAAGGCCCCAAGCAGTTCCAGCCAACCCGATGGGTCAATCCAGGGCCAGTTGCCCGCCAACCGTTCTGTGATAACCACCAGCCAGGCCCAACGCTCGCATTCGCTCTGCACGGGCCTTGCGGCCTCGCTAAGCACCAAACCGGTGTAGTCGCCCTCTACTGGTTCAAGCCACTGCCCCTTAGCCCGCAGCGCATCCCGCTTGCCGTTGGCCTCGAGCCACTTCCGCAAGACCGGCCTGAGAGCCCGTGCGCGGCCGTACTGAGGCAGGTTGGCCTCGATGCCCTGGTAGGTTTTCACCACTTCGTCCCAGGGCTCTAAGCCCCGCCTAGCCACAGCGTCAGCAGCATCTATAGCCAACCAGACGGCTAGTTGCTCAGCTAGTTGACTGCTGCCCCGCCAGGTGTTTACCAAATCGTGCACTACCTCAGTCCAGGCGTTGGCCCAGATGTAGTGCTCAGGCCAGGCGTGATACTCGAATCCGGCGGCCTCTAGCGCTGATATTATGCTCTGCGGGGTGCCCGCTTTACCAGGGCGCACAATAGCCCCTA